GACCGTGATGGCGAGGTCATCTACGGCAAGGACGGCAAGACGCCTCTGTCCCCGCTCGAATGGGCGGAATCGCTGCGTGAAACAGCTACACACCTCTGGCCAAGGGCTCAGGGTGCCGGTCAGACCGGCGACAACGGTGGCAAGGCCACGAAGAAGTGGGGCGAGTACACGGAATCCGAGCGCGCTGCGCTGGCCCGTGACAACCCCGATGCGTTCAAAAAACTCTTGGCCACCAAAGGAACCTAATCCATGGCAACGACCCAACTGTCGGACATCTTTGTCGCCGACTATTACGGCACTATCGCGCCGGTCAACTCCCCGGAAAAGACTGCGGTCTTCGAATCCGGAATCATCGTCAAATCGCCCGAACTGGACGTCATCGCGAAGAACGGCCAAGGCACCTCGGAAATCAACTACTGGCAAGATCTGGACGCTGACGAAGAGCCCAACATCTCAAACGATAACCCGGATGACCTGGGCGAAGTCGGCAAGGCAGAGCAGGGCACCATGCGTGCCCGTACGCTCTACCTCAACAAAGGCTATGGCGTTGCCGACCTGACGTCCGAGCTTGCCAACACCGAGCCGATGCAGCACATCCGCAACCGCTTCGGCACCTACTGGACTCGCCGCTGGCAGCGTTACCTGCTCGGCGCGGCCCGCGGCGTGATCGCATCGAACATCGCGAACGACGCCGGTGACATGGTAGTGGATGCTGGTACGACCATCAGCGCGGGCGCTTTCCAAGATGCTGCCTTCACCTCCGGCGATGCCGCTGACGTGTTTTCCGCGATCGGCGTGCACTCCGTGGTGATGAACCAGATGGTCAAGCAGGACCTCATCGAGTACCTGCGCGACTCCGACGGCCGCATCATCCTGGCCACCTACCTGGGCAAGCCGGTGTTCATGGACGACAGCCTCGTCTACGGCGCGGGCCGTTACCTGTCGGTGTTCTTCGGCCAAGGCGCGTTCGGCTACGGCGAGGGGACCCCAACCGTCCCGGTCGAACTGGAGCGTAAGCCAAGCGGCGGCAACGGTGGCGGCGCTGAAGTCCTGTGGGAACGCAAAACCTTCATCCTGCAGCCTGCCGGTTTCAGTTGGAAGGGCAGCAACAACCAGAACCTCAGCCCGACTGCCACTCAGTACGCTGCTGCTGCGAACTGGGAGCGTGTGTTCGACCGCAAGCAGGTTCCGTTCGCCGCCGTGATCAGCGGCACCACCACCCCGTAAGCCATCTGTGGCCGGGCGTCTTCGGGCGCCCTGTCGCAAGGAGCAAATCATGAAAGTGATCTACACCGACAAGCCGGGCGATGAGCCTGGTGTGTGCTATCGACTGCTCAATGAGTTCTTCGGGGTGATCAGCGCGGCGACCGATGTGTTCGTCCAAGGTGACAACCCCAACATCATCGAGGCCTACAAGCGAGCAGGCATCAAGGTGAACGGCGCCGATGAAAACGGTCTGCGTACCGATGGCCCGACCGTTGCCGAGTATGTTGACGCTGGCTATCAGGCGGGCAGCTACCCACCGACTGGCTACGCCTCGCGCAGCACTGCCGAAGAAATCGAAGCAGCGATTGCCGCTCAAAAGCCGAAGGCTGACGCCAACACTGAAACCGACCCGCTGAAAATGAAGGTCGACGACCTCAAGACCTGGCTGACCGCGAAAAACATCTCGTTTGACGCCTCGGCCAAGAAAGAAGACCTGCAGGCCCTAGTGCCAGCGGAATAAGGACAAGCACATGACCGACTTCATCACCGTGGCCGATGTCACCACTCAGTTAGGTCCTGACTGGGCGGGCACCGGTGATGCGGTCCTTGCTGTGGCGATGGCGAATGCCTGGCTCACTGCCAAGATTAATAGACCCGTTGCCGATCCGACCCCTGACGCCATCAAGCTTGCAGGCGCTCAGGTTGCGAAGGAAGCGGCGGCGGGCAACTTGTACAAAACGACCCAGAAGGAAGTGCTGAGCAAGACGGTATCGGCTCAGTCGGGCACTTCCGTCAGCAAGACCTACGCGGAAGGCTCGACTGATCTTTCCGCCGGCGAGAACTTCGCCCTCGCGCTATTGGCGCCGTGGGTCAAGCGCTCGGGCACGATCATGCTCAAACGGGTGTAGCCATGGGAATGCGCGAAGAGATTCAGGCCGAACTGGCCGAAGCGTTTGACGATCCGGACGGCCTGGCCGACGCGGTGAAGCCCGTGGAAGGCTCGCGAAAGTCGACCCCGGTCTATGACCCGTCTACGGGCACTACCACTGGTGGAACCATTACCTACACCGGGCGTGGGACCTTCGGCAGCTATCTCGCCAAGGAGATCGATGGCTCGCTGATTCAGACCACCGACGAGAAGCTGCTGATCCTCCAGAACGAACTGTTCATCTCTGCTGCTGGCTTGCCTACGACGACACCAGCCGAGCCAAAGATCGGCGACATCATCGCGGCGAAGCGTGTGCTGAACGTGAGTCAAGATCCAGCTGGCGCCACCTGGACCGTTCAACTGAGGAAGTGACATGGCTTCCAAATATTCAGGACTGAGCGGCGGTTTTGCCGCGCAGATCCAGGCTTTCGCCGATCAGGCGCAGCTGGCGATCGACGCGACATTGCGCGAGATAGTCACCGAACTCGGCAGCAGCGTGATTCGCATGTCGCCCGTGGGCAACCCGGAAATATGGGCCGCCAACGTTGCGCATCGACAAAAGAACGCCCGGGCCGCGGATGACTACGACTTCAAGGTTGCCGTCCGGAACACACTGATCAACTTGGACGACAGCAATTTCACCAAGTCCGGCAATCTGCGCAAGGGCGTGAAATACGCCAAGCCGCTGACCAAGGCCGAGAGGGTGCAGAACTTCAACGTGAACGGCCTCGTTTCCGGCAAGGATTACGTCGGTGGCCGGTTCCGTGGCAACTGGATGTTCAGCATCGGTACGCCGGACAACACCACGACCGATGAGATCGACCCGAGCGGCCGCAAATCCACCGCGCGCATCGTCGACGGCGCTATTGAGTTCAAGGCAGGCGACACGGCCTACATCACCAACTCGTTGCCGTACGCGATCCCGCTTGAGTTCGGTCACTCCCATCAGGCCCCCGGCGGCATGGTCCGTATCACTGTCGCGCGCTTCCAGCAGATAGTTCTCGACGCAATCAGGAACAACCAGGTATGAGCCATCAGATCATTCGTCGGATCTACGAGCAGCGTCTTGCCGCCTGGGGAGGGCCGCGCGCATTACGGATCGCCTATCAGGGCGTGGCATTCGAGCCCGGTGACAACGAGACCTATCTGCGCGCTTTCACGCTGCCCGCAGCCACCGACACACAAACGCTGGAAGGCACTGACCGGGTCTATACCGGCGTGTTCCAGATCAGTGTCGTGACGTCGGCCGGTAACGGCACCGGCGATGCTGAAGGACTGATCGACGACCTTGACGACCTGTTTCCCACGTACTTGCGACTGCAGCAGGGCGACTTCGAAGTAATGGTGCTGACACCGGTCGAGCCCGGCCCCGCAATTCAGGACGGCACAACGCTTACGGTGTCGGCGTCCTTCCAATACCGCGCCGACCGCGCATAACCCGCCCATTGGGCAAACCCTGAACCCCCGCCGAGTGCGGGGTTTTTCATTTCTGTACGAGGAAAACCCAATGAGTGCCATTCTTCCCAACGGCTCGATCTTTGAAATTGCCACGGCCTACAGCGTGCCGAAGCCTTTCACTGCCATCACCAACGCCAAGCCGCCTGAGGCCAGCGCCGCTGCAAACGGCTTCGATGATGGTGACGTGCTGGTCGTGACCTCGGGCTGGACCCGCCTGAACGACAAGGTCGTCCGCGTGACTGGCTCCGACACCGACAGCTTCGAGCTGGAAGGGATCGACACCACCAAAACCTCTGTGTACACCGCTGGTTCCGGTGTCGGGTCTGTGCGCTCTGTTAGCAACTGGGCCCAGATCAGCCAGATTACCGACAACAGCAGTTCCGGTGGTGAGCAGCAGTTCGCTACGTTCGGCTTCCTGGAAGAGTCCGACGACCGCCAACTGCCAACCACCAAGAACCCGATCACCTTGTCGCTGACTGTCGCCGATGACGACAGCCTGCCGTACGTTGCGGCCGTCGAAGCCGCCGACGACGATCGCGAGCCGCGCGTGCTCCGTCTTACCCTGCCAAACGGCGCGACCATCTACTACAACGCCTATGTGTCGATCACACCGACTCCGACCCTTACGCGCAACAACGTGATGGCCCGCGTTATCACTTTGTCGCTCGCCTCGCGTCCAACTCGCTACAAGGCGGCCTAATCCATGGCGACCAAGTTCAAAATCGCTCAGTCCGCCACGTTCAAGGCGGACGTGGAAATCCCACGCGTAGGTGGTACCACGGTGAAGGTGCCGTTTGAGTTCAAGTACCGTAACCGCAAAGAGCTGGCCACTCTGTTCGCCGGCTGGCAGCAGGCGGCGAAAGATGATCAGGAGCGGTTCAAGGAGAAGGGCGACGAAATCACTCTGGTCGACATCACCGACGCGAACATTGAGCGGCAGGTCGAGCAAGTGAGCGAGCTCGTGGTGGGTTGGGGCTTTGAGGACAAGTTCACGCCTGACGCCATTCGCGCGCTGGTCGAAACCTCTGCCGGTGCCGGTGACGCAGTCGTCACTGCCTACCAGAACGCTTTTGCGGTCGCGCGCCTGGGAAACTGAGAGCGGTCGCGCGCCTAATGTACGAAGCAGGCCCGTCGGATTCCGATCTGGCGGCCTTCGGCTTGTCCCGCGCGGACATCCCAGATGAAGAGTTCGACGTCTTTCCTGACGCCTGGCCCGCATTTCTGACGTTCAACGCCATGTCCACGCAGTGGCGTACCGGCTTTGGCGGCGCCGTGGGGCTGGACTACAGCGTTATCAGCGACGTGACCGCCTTCCTCGGTTTCACGAAAAAACAAACAGCCAGGATATTTCCGGACCTTAGGGTCATGGAGGCCGAGGCGTTGCTCGTCATGAGCGAATCGAAATAGCGGAGCACTCATGTCGGGCACAATCGCAGAACTGGGGATCGCGGTTGATTCGGGTGATGCCGCCCAAGCCGCGACCGATCTCGACAAACTCACCGCGGCAGGCGTAAAGGCCGAGAAAGCCGCCGACGACGTCACCGCCGGTTTCAAAAAGACAGCTGACGCTGCTGACAAGTTGGCCGAGGCGGAAGCGCGTGCCGCTCAGGCGACCGATGAGGCGAAGGCTCGGCTGATCGAGGTAGCGAGAACCTCGCTCCAAAACAGCGAGTATTACCAGCGACTGACGACTAGCGTCAGCAGCACTTCCAGCGCGATGGACGCCAGTCGCGATTCAACTGCAAGCCTGGCAGCATTGCAAAAACGTCTGCAGGCTGAATCTGACGCTCTTGTCGGAACGAATCAGCAGGGCGCGAAAGCTGCGAAAGATGCAGCCGCAGCGGTAGGCGTACAGGCCGAGGGCTTACAGGCACTGCTGGGCAAGATCAGCCCTGCGTTGGCGGCGCTGCAAAAGCTTGACGATCAACAAGAGCTGCTGAACAAGCACCGCGCCGACGGCAACATTGGCGAGGATGACTTCAAAACCTTCTCGGCATCCATCGACGCCGCGCGCCAGAAAATCAAAGGCCTCGGTGACGAAACTCAGAAATTCAGCCTGAACACCAAAGGCGCGCGCGAAAACGTTCTTCAGTTGGGCAATGCCCTCGCCGAAGGCAACTTTCGTGTGGCTGCTCACAATCTCCTGGAGATCGGGACCAGCGCGGGCGCTTCTGCTTTGCGTTTGGTTGCGATTCTTGCGCCCATCGCTGCGGTTGCCGCAGTCGTGGCCACCCTCGGCATCGCCTATTACAAGGGCAGCGAGGAAGCCGATAGTTACAACAAGGCGCTGATCACAACCGGCAACGCCGCAGGCGTCAGTGCCAGCCAACTGGGGTCACTGACGCGCCAGGTAAGCGCAACCGTCGGCACAACCGGCGCGGCCGCCGAGGTACTCGCTACTCTCGCTTCGAATGGCAAAATCGCTGGCGATAGCTTTGGTGCGATCAGCCAGGCTGCCATCGGAATGCAGAAAGCGACCGGAACCGCCGTTAGCGCGACCATTGCCGAGTTCGTGAAGCTGGCCGATGACCCCGTGAAGGCGTCTGCGGCGCTGAACGAGCAGTATCACTATCTGACCGCGTCCGTGTACTCGCAGATCGCCGCTCTGGAAGAGCAGGGCGACCATGCAGGGGCGGTGAAACTCGCAACCGAGCAATACGCTGACGCGATCAACGAGCGCACCCCGAAGATCCTTGAGAACCTGAGCTTCTGGGAGCGCGGTTATCTGGCGGTGGTGAAAGCTGCAGACGGTTTGAAGAATCTCGGGCGCTCCGATATCGATACGGATATCGCCAACGCCCAGCGCGATCTCGACCAAGCGCAAAACGGTGAAGTCGGCCTGTTTCAAAACAAACAGGAGATGATCGAGTACTACACCGACAAGCTCACCTTCCTCAAGGATACGAAGGCTGCCAACGCCGACATCGCCAAATATGATGCCGAGCAAGCGAAAGCGCAGCAGGATTCGATCGGGGCCATGGCCAAGATCGATGCGCTCACCAAGTCATCCTGGACCAATGAACAAAAACGCACCGAGGCGGTAAAGGAATATAAGAAGTGGCTGGACGACATCCGGAAGACTGATCCGAATGACGCCCGACTCAGCCAGGCGACCGTCGACAAGAACATCGCCAATATCAACGACAAGTTCAAGGACCCGAAAGGCCCGGCCAACCAGCTGAACCTGACCGGGTTCAACGACGCTCAGAACAACCTGAAGTCGATCACCGGTCACTACCAGAACCTCGAAAAAGAACTGGATTCAGCTCAAAAGGCCGGGCTGGTTTCGGCTGAGTCATACAGCAGCCAGCGCATTGCGATCGTTGAGCAGGAAAAGGGCGACGTCACTGCTGCCTACGAGGCTGAGATCGCTGCCCTGCAGGCCGTGCGCGACAAGTCGTCTACCACGGGCGAGCAGCGCATCCAGCTGGACCAGAAGATCGCTGACGCGCGGACCAGCATGGTCAAGGCGCAGAAGGACGCTGATAGCCAACTGGAGGTGCTGGCCAATAACGAAAAGGGGCGGATCGACAAACAGACTCGCTCTATTGCCCAGTACGTGCAGGCGCTGGATCAGCAGCAGAAGGCCCTGGAATTGGCCGGGCAGCGTGCTGTGCTGGGCGTCGGTCGCGGTGATCGGCAGAACGCGCTCGATGCACAGCTCAATGCGCAACAAGATCGGTACGCCCAGCAGACGCTGGACCTGGCGAATCAGAAATCCGACCCCTCTCGCAACATGTCCGAGGAGGAGTTCGCGAAGAAATCCCAGGCGCTGGCCAATGCCAACAAAAAGGCGACCGACCAGATCCAGCAGAATTACGCCGATGTGCAGGCTGCCCAGGGCGACTGGACCAACGGAGCAACCTCCGCTTGGGAAAGTTACCTCGACAGCGCGCGCGACATAGCCGGGCAGACGAAGATGCTCTTCACCAACGCCTTCAGCAGCATGGAAGACGCCATCGTCAATTTCGCGCTGACCGGGAAGCTTTCTTTTTCGGACTTCGCGAAGTCAATCCTTGCCGACATGGCTCGGATCGCAACACGCCAGGCCTCGTCTTCGCTGCTGAGCGCTTTGTTTGGCGCGGGCCTGAGTTACTTCGGTGGCGGAAGTGGTAACGGGCTGGCTGCTGGTTCCGCAGGCGCGACGTCCTCAAACCTCGGCGCATCGCAGGCTGGGTATTCATCCTCCTACTTCCCGCAAGCTAAAGGCGGGGCGTGGCTGGATGGCGTGCAGATGTTCGCCAATGGCGGCGCCTTCACCAACGGCATTGTCAGTTCGCCTACGGCGTTCGGGATGTCTGGGGGAGGAGCCGGCGTGATGGGTGAAGCAGGGCCTGAGGCAATCATGCCGCTGACCCGTACGTCTGGCGGTGCTCTTGGGGTGCGCGCAATCGGTGGCGGCGGGTCAAATGTCCAAATTAATGCCCCGGTGAGTATTTCGGTCGAAGATCGGAGCTCCGAGGGGCTGGCGCTCGATCAGACGGCACTCGCTCAGAACCTGCAAATCCAGATCAAGCAAGCGGCCGATAAAGCCGTTGCTGATTCATGGCGACCGGGTGGCGTCAGCTTCCGGCAGACAAGGACCTGACCATGGCTATTGAAACGTTCACCTGGCCGACTCAGTTCGGGGACGCGCCGGATATCAACTGGCGCGTCCGGAAATCACAGTTCGGCAACGGCTACACGCAGAAGGTTGGCGATGGTCCCAACAACAAGGGTCAGTCGTTCCCCGTCACCTACACCGGCAGCAAGGCGACAGTCTTGGCGATCATGGCATTCCTTGACCGTCATGGCGGGGCCAAAGCCTTCAAATGGACAACCCCACTTGGCGAAGTAGGCCTCTACACCTGCGAGAAAGCAGTGCCGACGCCGCTGGGCGGTGGGCAGTTCAAGCTCACCGCGACGTTTGACCAAGCATTCCTACCGTAAGGATCCACCATGCCGTTAATCAATGATCTGCAGCTCCTCGAGCCTGGCAGCGAGGCTTTGCTTTTCGAGTTAGACGGATCGGATTACGGTGCGGACATTCTGAGATTTCACGGTCACTCAATACCGCACACCCAGGCCGAGATCATTGCAGCTGGCGATGACGCCGACCAACTGCCGGCAAAGTCCATCTGGTGGCAGGGCGAGGAATACGGCGCCTGGCCGATGCAGATCGAAGGCATCGAGGCAAACGGCGACGGGACAGCGGTGCGTCCAACATTGTCAGTCGGCAACGTGAATGGACGAATCACGGCGCTGTGTCTCGCCTTCGAAGATCTGCTCGAGTTCAAGCTGACTATGCGGCACACCTTGGTGCGCTACATCGATGCTGTGAACTTCCCGGCGGGCAACCCAGAGGCTGATCCTACGCAGGAATCCATTGAGGTCTGGTATCTAGACCAGAAAACCAACGAGGACGGTGAAACCGTTTCGTGGGAGCTGGCCAGCCCGGGTAATGTTGGTGGAGAGTCTGTCGGCAGACAGATGACCACTCTATGCCACTGGTGCCTTACCGGCGGATACCGAGGTCCGAACTGCGGCTATACCGGCCCTTACTTCGACAAAGACGGAAACCCGACTGACAACCCTGAACTTGACGAATGCAACGGTCTGCTTACTTCCGGCTGTGAGCCTCGCTGGGGTGCAAACAACGAATTACCCTTCGGCGGATTCCCGGCCGTCTCGCTGATCGCCCGGAGTTGAGCATGCTTAAACACATCCTGAAGGCCGTGCAGATCCATGCGGCCGCCGAGTACCCGCGCGAGTGCTGCGGCGTGCTGATCAGCATCGGCCGCAAGCAGAAGTACATCCCGTGCCCGAACACCGCCACCGATCCAAGCGAAGAGTTCCGGATTGCGCCGGAGGATTACGCCGCGGCTGAAGATCAGGGCGAGGTTATCGGCATTGTTCACTCACACCCGGATGCAACCAGCAGGCCGTCACCGCGCGATCTGGCGATGTGTGAAGCAACCGAGTTGCCCTGGCACATCCTGAGCTGGCCGGAAGGCGACCTGCGTACCATCGTGCCCACCGGTCACACGCCGCTGCTGGGTCGTCCGTTCGTGCATGGCGCTTGGGACTGCTGGCAGGTCTGCGCTGACTGGTACAAGCGCGAATGGGGGCTGGACTTCGATGCCTTCAACCGCGAGGACGGTTGGTGGGAGCAGGCGGACGGCCCAAGCCTCTACGAGCAGGCCTATGAGTCCGCTGGATTCGAGCGTGTCGGCTCACCGCAGCGCGGCGATATGATCGTGATGGAAGTAGGGCGCACCAAGCATCCAAACCATGCCGGGATCTATCTCGGATCAGATCCGGCACTCCCCGGCGAATCAATGGCGGTTCACGGGGCTGGGCCTTTCCTGTTGCATCACATCTACGGCAAGCCGTCCGAGATCATTGTCTTTGGCGGGCCTTGGCATGACAGAACACGCCTGATCCTCAGGCACAAGGATGCGAACTTATAGGCAATGTCCAGAAAATAGCCGATCTGCTCTGTTGGGAGTGCCTGCGGGCTGCGAGTGGGCGTAGGTGGATATAGCCCAAGGTGCCTAGCGCCTCAAAAAACGGCCGTGATAGGCTAACCCCCTCGAAAACACTACGCCCTTGATCAAATTTGAGCAGTCGATATACTGTGGTTGTCACAAGTGTCAACTTGTAGATGCTTGTATCAACTCCTCGACCCACACAAGGGCGAAATTATGACTGCCGTCAGCACACCGATTCGATCCGAGCGTCGCGTTAAAAAGGATCGTCCAGCTTATCTTGATCCTGAGCTTCTCGCCCGCGTGGCTGAGAATGCAGAGGCAAGGTTGATGGCGCGCACTGCCAAGCGAAATGGTTGATGGTCGCAGTTGTCATTAGCCGTAGCCTGACTGCTGAGATTGGCGACGCTGCCGCAATTGAGCTCGCAACCGACTTCCAATACTACAAAGCCAATCCTGCCCAAAACTATGGTGATATTTTTGGGCGTGATAAGGGATTTTTGTTTCCCGAAATCGTTGTGAAGAACGGTATTTGGCACGTTCACATGGAGCAGCCATCCGTGGAAAACGAGTGGCAGCGACACTGGGATAATGGCGATCCCCAAGTGACATTTACCTCTGACAAAATTTTGGTTTATGGACGCATGACTGAGGTGTCATTCATGCCTTTCATGCTTCTCACCATCCTTGACCCAGACGGTCACAAAAAAATGGATGATATTGAGCACATGAAATCTTTGGGAGAAGAGTACGAGGAAGAGGTTTTCGCGTATTCCTCAAGGCTTCCTTCCCACAAATGGATCATGGTCAAGTAACTCACATCGCAACCGCAAGCTCACTCCAAGGCTGGGCTTTTTGCATCTCACGCCTCAAATGCTACCCTCGGCGCTTTCTCAATGAGGGATCATCATGCGAATTCTGATAGGGGCGCTGGCTGTCGCCCTGCTGGCGGGCTGCGTCGGCCCTGGCGATCTTGCCGAAAATGAGCCGAGTATCGCGGCCACCACCAAGAAAGACCCCAAGCGTTATGCGCTATGCGTTTTCCCCAAGTGGCAGAACGCCCGAACTGATTCAACGATGTCTGAAACCGAAAACGGATACCGTTTGCTTGTGGCGAGCAACAACATGGCGGACGAGATGCTGGACATTACGAAGACCTCAACCGGCAGTTCGGTGGTTCTCCATCAGCGAATGGCATGGTCCATGATGCCTGGGCGCAGCGCGGTCGAGTCAGCGGTACGATCCTGCCTTTAAACAAACCTCAAGAAGCCGCCTCCAGGCGGTTTTTTTGTGCCTGGAGCAAAAATGGCCGCTACAGCTATTCATTTCGACCCAGTAACCACAATCGTGCTCACCGGAACGCTTCGGAAGAGGTTCGGTCGCATCCACCGACGGCAGCTTGATAGCGGGCGCGCGTGGGAGGCCATTAAAGCCTTAAGTTGCACGCTTGAGGGCTTCGAGGAGGAGATTAAGCGACTCGCTAGACTAGGGATGAGGTTTGCTGTTTTCCGGAATGGGAAGAACGTTGGGGTCGACGGCTTGGATATGGGCGGCACCAGGGAAGTTAAGATCGCCCCAGTGGTTGAGGGCAGCAAGCGAGCAGGAATTCTGCAAACTGTTTTGGGTGCAGTGCTGCTTGTGGCAAGTATCTGGTTTCCTTCCTTGGCTCCTGCTGGTGTGGCCCTTGTGGCTGGCGGCGTCATCCAGATGCTCAGCCCCCAAGCCTCCGGCCTGAGGCAAAGCGCAGCTCCTGAAAACCTCCCGTCTTACGCCTTCGGCAGCGCGCGAAACACCACTGCGAGCGGTAACCCCGTCCCGATCTGCATTGGCCGTCGGCGCTGGGGTGGCGCGATCATTTCTGCATCGATCTACGCCGAAGACAAAACCTGACCTCTGACTGAAACACCCGACCGCCAAATGGCGGTTTTTTTATGCCTGGAGAAAAGCATGGGCGCAGCTGAGAGAATCGATATCACCGGCGCCAAAGGCGGAAGCAGCAGCCCGAAGGCTCCGATTGAGGCTGTGGATAGCCTGCGCTCTACCAACCTGGCCAAGATCCTGATCGCAGTTGGCGAGGGTGAATTCGACGGTACGCCGACGGCTGCGAATATCTACCTGGACAACACGCCGATCAACGATGCCAGCGGCAACGTCAACTTTCCAAACGTGAAATGGGAGTGGCGCACCGGGGCTGTAGACCAGTCCTACATCCCAGGCATTCCATCGGTCGAGAACGAAACGACCGTCAACGTTGAGCTGCGCAGCGACACCGCGTGGGTACGCTCGCTAACCAACACCCAGCTTTCTGCCGTGCGCCTGCGTTTCGCCTGGCCCGCACTCCAGCAGCAAGACGAAAACGGGAACGTCGGCGGCTACCGCATTGAGTACGCGATCGATATCGCGACTGACGGCGGCGCCTATCAGCAGGTCCTCGACGAGGCGGTCGACGGCAAGACGACCACTCGTTATGAGCGATCGCGCCGCATCGATTTGCCACCGGCCACCACTGGCTGGCAGATCCGCGTGCGCCGTATAACGCCGAACCAGAACACCAATAAGATCGCCGACACGATGCTGATCGCCGGCTACACCGAAGTCATCGACGCGAAACTGCGCTACCCAAACACCGCTCTTCTTTACATCGAGTTCGACGCCGAGCAGTTCGCCAACATTCCCGCGGTAACCGTGGATTGCAACGGCCGCAAATGGCAGGTGCCGAGCAATTACGATCCGGTGACCCGCAGTTATACCGGTGTGTGGGATGGCACCTTCAAGTCGGCGTGGACCAACAACCCGGCGTGGGTGACCTACGGGATCTGCACTGTCGACCGCTTCGGCCTGGGCAAGCGCATCAAGCCGTTCATGGTCGACAAGTGGGAGCTCTACCGGATCGCTCAGTACTGCGATCAGTTGGTGCCGAACGGCATCGGCGGCCAGGAGCCGCGCTTTCTCTGTGACATGAATCTGCAGGGCAAGGCCGAGGCTTGGACGCTGCTGCGCGACATCTCGGCGATTTACCGAGGGATGACCTACTGGGCCCAAGGTCAGCTTGTCATGCAGGCCGATATGCCGCGCGCGCAAGACTTTGACTACGTGTTCACGCGTGCCAACGTCGTCGACGGCAAGTTCTCCTATGGTAGCGCCTCGTCCCAAACTCGCTACACCCGGGCGATCGTCAGTTACGACAATCCGGCGAACAATTACGACACCGACGTGACGGCCTATGCAGACCCAGTCCTGCAGCGCCGATTTGGTGACAAACCCGTCGAAATCAGCGCCATTGGTTGCACTCGCGCGTCCGAGGCACAGCGCCGCGGCAAATGGGTGGTGATGAGCAACAACCAGGACCGCACCGTCACCTTCAAGACGGGGATGGAGGGCGCGATTCCGCTGCCTGGGTACATCATTCCGGTTGCGGACTCATTGCTGGCCGGCCGAGAAATTGGCGGACGTATCTCCGCTGCAGCTGGCCGTGTCGTGACTCTCGATCGAGATACTCAAGCCAAGGTTGGCGATCGGCTGATCATCAATCTGCCCAGCGGCAAAGCCGAAGGGCGCACCGTGCAGTCTGTATCTGGACGCGCGGTTACTGTCACCACTGCTTACAGCGAGAATCCAACGCCACAGCTTCAGTGGGCTCTTGATGCTGATGATCTTGCGATTCCGCTTTATCGCGTGCTCAGCACCAAGCGGACGACTGAAGGCGATTATGAAATCGCTGCCCTCCAGTTCGAGCCCGGCAAGTTCGCTTTCATCGACACTGGCGCGAAGCTGGAAGAGCGCCCGATCAGCGTGATTCCGATCACGGTGGTCCCGGCGCCGGCCAGCGTCACACTGTCCTCGAACTCTGCGATTGATCAAGGCATCGCTGTTACCACCATGACGATCACCTGGCCTGCCGTGAATGGCGCGGTCGGTTACGACGTCGAGTGGCGCAAGGACAACGGCAACTGGATCAGGGTCCAGCGTACCGGCAGCACCAGCGTGGATATCACCGGCATTTACTCGGGCGCCTACCTGGCCCGCGTGCGTGCCGTGAGCGCTTACGACATCTCGTCGATCTGGCGTTCGTCGAACCTGACTCAGCTGAATGGTAAGGAAGGCCTGCCGCCGGCCGTCACGTCGCTGACCACTGAAAGCCTGATCTTCGGCATTGGGCTGAAATGGACCTTCCCACCAGGTGCGGAAGACACCCAGCGTACCGAGCTCTGGTATAGCGAGGCGCCGCAGCTCGACAGCGCGACCAAGCTGGCCGATCTGGCCTACCCGCAATCCGACTACACCATGCAGGGTCTCCGCGCAGGTCAGTCGTTCTTCTTCTGGGCGCGACTGGTCGACCGTACCGGCAATGAGGGGCCGTGGTTTCCGCAGGCTCCGACCGTCGTCAATGGCCAAGCCAGCGCCGATGCCGATGACATCCTTGATTACCTGACTGGTCAAATCACCGAAAGCCAGTTGGGCCAGGAACTGCTCGGAGAAATTGGCAAGATCGGCGGCGACGGCCCAGGCTCCGTGAATGAGCGCTTGGACGATGTCCGGACGGACCTCAGCCAGCAAATCACCGACGTCAGTAACACCGTGACCGAGGTGCAGAGCGAGCTGCAGGCGCAGATCGATCAGATTGCAGATCTGGCCGACTCGATGCCGTACAAGGCGGACGAGACCTACACCAACGGGCAGGGCGTGCTCGGTGCGGACGGGATCATCTACCAGGCAATCCAGAACGTGCCGGTCAACACGTCGCCGCCGAACGCAACCTACTGGCTGAACGTTGGCCAAGCTGTGCAGGCAGCAAACGGCTTGGCCGCGCGCGTCACCACCACAGAAACCAAGATCACCAGCATTGAGGGCGTCAACACCGCGCAGGCGAACCAGATCACCGGCCTGCAAACTTCGCTGGACGGCAAGGCCGATTCGTCCGTGGTTAGCAGCCTGTCGAGCCGCGTCATGACTGCCGAAAACTCAATCAGCAGCCAGGGCACGGCGATTACCGGGCTGCAGAACTCTGTTGCGGGCAAGGCAGATGCGTCGACAGTGGCTGCATTGAGCAACACCGTTACCCAGCAAGGGACCGCGATCACCGCCAATGGTGCTGCGATCACAACTATCAATGCGAATCTGTCGAGCGTTGGCGGTGAAAATCTTCTGTTCAACCCGTCCTTTGATCGTTTGGCAGACGGGAACTCCACGGTTCCGTCAGGCTGGGGTTTCTCGACTCCCGCCGGCACCTCGTGGACTGGTGCCAGCGTAGCATCGAGTCTCGATCCAGCCGGGAGGGCGGAGCGAATTACAGTGACAGGTCTTACGACCGCAACCTATGTCGATCTGACGCCAGAAGTCGCAAAGCGCCCCGCAGTTTCTGCCGGACAGGTCCTGACGCTCTCAGCTTATGTTCGAGGCACCTCAGGGCTTGGTTTTCAGCTGTTTTTGCAAACCAGAAACTCTGCCGGCACTGTGCTGAACACAGCATCGCAAGGCATTACCCTGCTGACAGACGGTTGGCAGCGCGTGACGTTGACCAGCATTGCATTGCCAGCAGACTCAGTGAATATCGCACCATTGCTGCGTGTTCGCCCGAACGCTGCCGGTACCGTTAATGCGGGCTTTATAGAGATCGACCGTGCGCAATTAGAGATTGCACCGACCGCGAGTGGCTGGAGTGATAACGGGCAGGTAAACGCGGCAGATAACTCTGCCCAGGCTGCTGCAACAACTGCGTTGACTGCGCGCGTCACACAAACCGAAACGGGATTGACCAGTGTTAGCGGGCAACTGACAACGCTGAACAACAGTATCGGCAGCATGGGTGGGGACAACCTGCTGGCAAATAGCTCGTTTGAGCAAACATCATCTACTGGATGGCCTCTTTACTGGCGTGCTGCGGGCAGTGTGGTGCCTACAGTTACTTTTGTGGATTCCACCTTGTCTTCAAGCCTGAAGGCAGTTCGGTTAGCCAATCCAGCTATTCCTAACGGCGGCTATATCGACCTACAGCTGTACCCAACCGAAGGTGCAGACCCGAAGCTGGTGGCAGGGCAGACCTATACGCTCAGTGTGTATGCGCGCATGTCGAGCCCGTCGGCGCGCTTGGCTATGTACATCCAATGGGTAAACAGCAGCGGGTCGGTTATTTCCACCTCGCAGCTAGCGGAAACTGCGGTTGGAACAACGTTCACTCGAATGAGTTTCACGGCTACTGCACCGGCAGGCACGGTGGCCGGGCATGTTTACGCAGGTCGCCTGCTCAACCGAGCTGGCGCCACAGCGGACATGTGGATCGAGCTGGACAATGTGCAGCTCCAGGAGGGCGCAACACTCACGGCGTACTCGCCGTCTGTTCAGGCAGTGACAAGCGCCCAGGCGGCAACCTCGGCGGCGGTGGATTCGTTGTCCTCGACGGTTACGCAGCAAGGCACCACGTTAACCAGTGTCGCGGCACGCACAACGAGCCTGGAAAATGCGGTGAACAGCGCGACCGACGGGCTTGCCACCAAAGCCAGTGCCAGCGCCGTGCAAACCTTAACGAACCGCGTCACAGCGGTTGAAGGGGTTAACACCGCCCAGTCGTCGAGTATCACCGATCTTCAAGCATCGGTGTCGACGATACAGGGGAGCTTGGGATCTTCGGGGCTGGATCCTGCCGAGGGTGCCAGTTGGAACTTTGACAGCGCGGCCGAGGGGTGGGCGGCCGCTAACAGCTCGCTCACATTCCCGTCCGCCGGCGTCATGCGGCAGACGGCGACGGCCTCAGATCCGAGTCTCAACATTTCGGGCCTGGCCATCAACGGCGGTCTGTATTCCAAGATCCGCGTTTCGATCACTCGGCGCGCGGGTACTTCGGCAACAGACTGGGATGGGAGCATCTATTACGTTACGAGTGGTCACGGAGTCAGCGGCTCTTACACCAAGAAGCTCGCTAACCCAAACCTCGCTGTGGGTGCGAGCACCGTTCTTGAGTTCGATATGGCGGCGTTGACTGCCGGCGGTTCGGACTGGGTAACCAGCACGATCACTGCCATCCGGCTCGACATCGGTGCGTTGTCCGGTGGCGCATTCGATATTGACTGGATTGCAGTCGGCAGGGTTGCGCCGTCGGCCTCAAGCCGCGCGCTGTCTTCGCTGACGTCAACCGTGACTCAGCAAGGCAGCACGATCAGCTCGCAAGCGCAGTCGATCACTGGCTTGAACACTACGGTGAATAACCAAGGGGCTGCGCTGCAGGTTCAGGCAAATGCCCTGGCTGATACCAGCGGGAAGGTCAGCAGTTCGTATACCGTAAAGCTCGGCGTTATGGCTGATGGACGACGTTGGGCTGCAGGCTTTGGTATCGGTCTGGATAACAGCTCAGGAACGACACAATCACAGTTCGTGGTGAGCGCTGATACCTTTGCTGTGCTAAACGCTGACTCGTCTGCAAACGGGACATTTACCTCTCCGTTCATGGTATCGGGTGGGCAGGTGTTCATTCGTGACACGGTTATCCGAAAGGCTACGATCACTAATGCGCTTATCGGGCAGTCAATCTATTCACAAACCCTTACTAACTATGGTCAGCCCGTAATGACCACCGATTACAACAGCGGGCAAATAACCATTCAGAATAAAGCAACGAACGGGAAATATATGATTCTGAGGGAAGATGGTTTGTTCGCCGTGTCAGGTGGTGTAGTCATACTTGAGCTGAGGGTTTAACCATGGCCGGTTTGATCATCCGAAACCCGGCAGGACAAGAAATCCTCAACATGACGATGAGGATCAGTCAGAACATGGGTTCGGTCGACACCAACGGGGCAAACGGCAGCGCGACGCTGCCGTCACCTCCTGCCGGTAAGCAGCTCTACTTTGTGGTGGTACCGCTGGTTGATCTACAGAAATCCTTGGGGAAAAGGCCCGCAGTTACGCTTAGCGGATTGAATCTGAGTTGGGCTTATTCATACAACACCAATGGATGGGGATATTTTTCTGCGAACTGTCGAATCTTTTACGGGTATTTCTAATGGCAGGCCTGATTGTCAGGAAAGAAGATGGAAGTCTTTTGTTTGATACCCAATACATTTCCCACGGGTTGATTAAAAGCGGTTATCTCCAAGCGGACGGGGAGTGGTATAGATTCGTCCTTCGCGGAATCAACGTAGACCCGAATCTGAGATCTAGTTACAACCAGGTTCAGCCACCGTCTCCGGGAGAGCGCATGCACTCAATAACGGTTTCTGGTGCTGTCAATCCGATATGTTTCCTAGTTGGCAAAGGAACCCTTCAAGGAACTCAACGATCAGGCAATACGTTTAAGTTTTACTATGCGTCCGCCAGCACCTCGACGAAGGCTTACATTTTTGATTTGATGAACGATAACGTTCAAGGATCCCCGCCATTCTTGAAATGCAGAAGGCCGGACGGCTCTATATCGTTCAACTCATTGCAGGTTCCGCTGAACGTTGCATATTCGATTCAGGCCCCAGCGCCTAGTGTGTTGGATAGATTCAACAAAAGGCAGCCCTATGCAGGGTGTCGCTGGGAATACGTTGGCTGGAGCAACGGGTCAGGAAGACTAGACGGATGGGATGCCGTTATCGATATTTCACTTGAGTCAAACGTGGAATATGCCTCGTTCTTGAATTACTCAAGAGGTTGCGACAATTGGTTCACTGACCCTACGCTTACTATCGTTGGTGTTTCGGAGGGTTCTTACGGGAGGGTTGGCGGTATTAGCTTCATGTTCGGTCCAGCTGGAGAAACTACAAACGTTGCCGCAAACACAAACCAGGTTCCGGGCTGCTCGGTCGCCGGGCTGCCCGCAGATGGAAATTACCCAATTGCTCTCGTTGTGCGCACCGCAAACCTGCCTTTCCCGTTCGGTTAAGGCTTTCTGTTTCACACGACACTCAGTTAAATGATGGAGACTCACATGCCTTTTATAGTGATCAATGGCAGTAACTCGTTCGACCCGAATAATCAGGTTGAGTGCGCAACCGAAGCCGAGGCTGATGCCAAAGCGCGGGAAATCCTCGGAGCGTTCCCGCAATCGCTGATCCGCACTGCGCAACTGGTGAAGACCTATCGCGCCCAGGTGACGATCACAGCTGAGGACGTGCCGGAGCAGGATCAGACTGCGGAATAGCAAACGGGATTATTCAGCTCCGAGCTTGAGTTTGAATTTGTCCACGAGTCCCCATGAAAAGGTTGGCGCAGGGTCATAGCAGCCTGGCTGGTTCTTCGGCTCGGCGTCGCAACTGTGGTTATAGCCCTTGCTCCCGACTTGTCGGTTAACGCTATCAGAGCCGGTAGTGCTGTCGCTGTAGTGTGCGCAACCTGTCATCAACGCTGCGATCGTGAGAGTAAAAAGGTATTTCATAAATGCCTCCATGCGTGGAGAGCGCAGTTTATCCAATGGCCCGCCATCCGCGGGCTTTTTTTCGTCTGGAGAAAGTGAATGGCACGAATTACTGAAACAGTCGCGGGCGGCCGGAACGTTCTTGCGTTCCTCGATCTGCTGGCCTGGTCGGAGCTGAGCAGCGATTACCTGAAGCGGTCCGACGATGGATACAACGTGATCGTGACGGGTGTCGACGGCAAGCTCGAGCTGTTCACTGACTACAGCGCTCATCCCTTCGCGGGCGGGCGCATGTCAAAGGTGTTCAGCCGTAGCGGCCAGACATCGAGCGCGTCAGGTCGTTATCAGTTCATGCTCAAGGACTACGCGCACTACCGCGACCTGTTGAAGCTTCCGGACTTCGGCCCGGTCAGCCAGGATCGGTGGGCAATCCAGTTGATCAAGGAGCGCAAGGCGCTGGACGACATAAAGGCGGGTAGCATCGAAAGTGCTATCCAGAAGTGCCGGAACATCTGGGCCAGTTTGCCACGAGCGGGATACGGGCAGCGCGAGCACAAGCTTGAGGATCTGCTGGCTGTTTACGTTGCGGCTGGCGGGGTGCTGGCGTGACCGATATCCGCGTCAAGCTACTGGCCTATGCGCTGGCGGTTATCGCGCTCGTCGGCGTTGGATTCGCTGCAGCTTGGTTCTGGCAGGCCAATGCCTACGGAAAAATCGTGGCGAAGTACGGTGAGGCCATCGCCACCAACGAAGCCAACCATCAGGCCGACCTTGCAATGATCGCGAACGCCGGGGCAAAGCAGGCCCGCGAAGCGCTGGCCAAGCAGCAGGACGCCGAGCAGAAACTCGCCGCGTTGGACAAATACGCCACTGAACAGAAGGAAAAGGCCAATGCTGAAAATGAGTCTCTGCGCCGCGCTGTTGCTGACGGCACTCGCCGGTTGCGGATCGCGGGAAGTTGTAGTGCCGGTGGCGGGAACGTGCCCGGTACCGCCAGCGCCGCCAGCGTGGGTAATGCAGGAACCGTCGAACTCTCTTCAGCAACTGGACGATCTATTCTCGATATCCGCGCCGGGATCATTGCTGATCAAGCGGCCTTGAGAGCTGCGCAAGCGTACATCAGGGATGTGTGCAGGCAATGATTACTTATGGAAGAATTCTTGTTCCACAGACATCAGGAAATCCTCGTAGAACTTCAGGCCGAGGATTGCGAGACTGACCGGATTCGCGTCTGCCACGGGCAAGCCGAGATGAGAGGTAGGGGGGTTGTACCATTGGCCGCTGTTTTTTACGGGCAACGCAACTGGATGGGGCGGGCGAATGGTCAAAACTGCAGGGTCGCCCTCGTATCTGACTATTTGCCCATTCTGGATCTCTAGATTCTTTATATAGCCACCCCTTGGGTCTGCAAAATTCAGCCCCGTGTATCCAGGCTTCAATTCGGCTATATCTTGGATTGAGTGATTGTCAGCATCTCGAGCCTGCTTTAGATACCTGAGCAGCATGTCCTTCTTTCTCAGCGACTGATATTTTCCCTGCCAAGGCTGGAACCTGTCCCGCTGAGACTGGCAAACCCGTTCGGTTTTGTTCCATGCCTTTTCAATGCAAGTAAGGAATTCCCGCCATTCAGATTCGAACTCTTCGAACGTGGTGGCGGTTTTCATTGCGTCGATTGATCTAGATGCCGCGGACAGCTCAGATTGAGGTTGTTTCAAGGCAGGGTTCATCTCGGTCATCCATGAAATACGTAATCTTTATCCTACATCTTTCGTTCGATCAGGTGCGGTCCCTGATTCCGCACATTCCCCACATCATTGCTCACCTCGAACCAGGTGAACTCTTCCGTCGGCCTGCAGCATTCCCTCGCGATCTCGGCTGCGCGCTCCGGCGTCGTTTCAGGATCCACCCACTCCCGTGCGTGTTCTGGGCTCAGCACCACCGGCCGCCTGTCGTGAATGTCCACCATCCCCTGATCTGAATCCGCAGTGATGATCACAAAGCCATCCTGCGGGTCCGGCTCCAAGCCCTGATGCACCTCCGCCAGCGCGGCGAAGAACATCGGGCCTTCCTCTTTCAGTCTGATGAAATACGGCTGCTTCTTCTTCGGATCATCCGGATCCTTCACCCATTCAAACCAACCATTCGCCGGCGCCAGTGCGCGTCCGTTCGGCCACAGCTGTTTGAAGTACTTCCCCGTCATCACCGTCTCGACCCTGGCGTTTATGGGAGCGGGGCGCTTCGCATCCTTCTTCGCCCAGAACGGCGACCAACCCCATTTCACTTTGTCGACGCTCAGGCCTTCCTCGGTCGGCCGGATGATCTCCACGCGAGTAGACGGGGCAACGTTGTAGCGCTCAATCGGCCATAGGTCGTAGCCGTTGATCACCAGCTGCTTTGGCGCGAGCTCCTTGAGGTAATGGTCCATCGATTCGTAGATCGAGTAGCGTCCGCACATGATGTCACCCGTCGAAATGTCCTACACATGAGATTGACCGCAAGCGGACAAGAACGTTAACTGTATATACATACAGTTACTCAAAACAAGGCTTGCATCATGAGCGTCACGATCCTCGGCCCGCTGTCGGCCGGCGGCGAAAAGCTGCCCCTTTACTCCTTCCACGTCCCGGCTGGCTTCCCGTCGCCGGCGGCCGATCACATCGAGAAGCACATCTCTTTGGATGAGCTCTTCGACATCCGCGCGCCGCACGTTTACTTGGTGAAGATCGAGGGCGACAGCATGCAGGGCGCAGGGATCTACTGCGGTGACTTGGTGATTGTAGATCGCAGCCTTTACGCCGAGCACGGCGATATCGTGATTGCCGCCCTAAATTCGGAGCCCGTTTGCAAACGTCTCCACATGCGGGGGAATGAGGTTATCCTGAAGTCAGAAAACCCGAAGTATCCCTCTCGCCATGTGATGGAAGGGGACGAACTGGTGATCTGGGGCGTGGTGAAATACAGCGTCCGCGATCATGACAAAGCCTGA